TGTTGATGATATGACTGGAACAGGAAATTTAGAGCCAAGATTTGCACTGAATACCGTTATAAGAGGCCAAACTTCTGCTTATAACATTATAAATAAAATTTGTTCTGTGATGAGGGCAACTGCATACTATACAGCTGGTACTATTGAGCTTGGGCAAGATCGCCCCTCCGATCCAGTGTATTTGTTTAACTTATCTAATGTCACAGAGAATGGTTTTACTTATACAAACGCAAGCGTTAATACTAAATTCAACACTATAAATGTCAAGTATTTTAATACAGATATACGAGAACCAGATTTTGTTACTGTAACTGATGATGCATTAATTACGAAATATGGAGGAGTTTTTGTTAAAAATATAGAAGCTTTTGGCTGCACTTCTTTTGGACAGGCAAGAAGGCTTGGAAAGTGGTTTCTTTATACTCAAAATAATGAAGCAGAGGTTATTTCATTTACAGCCACACTTGAAGCTGGTGTTATCGTAAGACCAGCAATGAATATTGCTGTAAGTGATCCGATGAGGGCTGGTGTTAGACGTGGTGGAAGAATACAAAGTGCTACAACAACTGCTATT